ATCTGTAGCATAGTTATTAGAAGAACTAACTGGAAGGAAAGTATGAAACACAGAAAGCACTTGAGAAGATGCAAGATTATATGTTTGAGTGGAATCATTAGAATTAATAACACTGTATAAAGATGAGTAACTGTTATACTGGAAGGAACCAGAACCAGAAACAGATAATGATTGCTGTCCTTTTTCATCAGGCACAAGAAGATCACCGCTAATAGAAACATCTTTTAACTGGTAAAAGGCACCATTACCAGCACTAACATTAGCTGCTGGAACAGCAGTAGAACCCTTTAAAACTTGCTGGTCACTTGCTAATTCTAACTGGACTTTTAAACCATTTACACCATTCATTGAAAGGGGTATTGGATTACCACCCTGCAGCATACCACAATATAAGGGGATGGAAAATCGAACTTCGTTATTAACAAGATTAGCAGATGCGTCATCAAGACCATTTAAAAGAGCAACATTACTTTTTTCACTCATTAAATCTTGTTCTGAGTGTGTAGAAGATAGAAGACAAGAAACTAGACGTCCATATTGTCTGATTGCTTCTAAAGACTGGTTTGTTGCTTCTGAACTTAAAACCACATTTTGAAAGACTGAATGAACACCCACACGTGAATTCAACCGAACATCAGATTGAGTATTGGAAGAAGTTCCATTGTTGTTAATTAGTGTCTTATCAGCATTTGATAATCTTAAGGTTCCATTAATTCTTACACTTGAAGGACGAAGGAATTTTGCTTGACTTGGAATAGTCATTTGAATAATAGGGTTACCTTCACGAAACGAATAAGTATTGTTTGCTGGTTGATTGCTTGGAAGAATTTCGAATTTCTCAACATCTACAATATTAGGACTACTCATTTTTATATTTTATATGATATATAAATATTTTTATTATTACTTTTTTTTTTAATAATTAATAAACTACTAGATACAAAATTTAAAAAAGTTAATCAAAATAAAAAAATATAAAAATTAATGTTCAACACTAACACCATCTTTATTAATAACAATACGTTTTAATCCATATATGTAAGTGTTAAACAGTTTATCTTCAGTTGCTCCAGCATTGTAATCAACACGTAAAGATAGTGTTTGTTCTGATAAGTCCATAATCTGACCGTATTTAGTAAGACCACGAGCAATACAAAAATGTTTAGCAATCTGTTGAAGGTTTCTAACTGGTTCATTAACATTCACAACTGCTTTCTGTAATTCAGAAGTGTGTAATGCTTCGTTGCGGTGTTCATCACCACCAGCGACTGGTTGAGAGTATCTTTCAAGTGGAACCAGTCTAGAAGGATAGTGGTTAGTTCCATGAACCCATTCATAAGATTTAGCATTATCAACTACACCAGTTAATGAACTGTGACCGAAACCACGCGCCACAGCATCGCTGGTTGCTAAAGGTTGTGAGAAAAGACTTTTAGCACGTTTCATCAAAGTTGGTATTTGGATTTGAGAAAGACCAAGTTTATTTGCTTGATTATATCTGTGAAGTTCGTAAGTCATTATATCTAAAGCAACACCCTTTTCAGAAGCAGATGCTTTAAGAAGACCTGCAACATATCCAGCAGGGGGTTGAACTGACTGAACAATTAATTCAATATCACTCATTTCATACGTAGGAGCGGAAACAACACCAGATGCTGCTGCTTCAGCACCAATGAAAACAGAACGTCCAACCTTACGATCAGCCATTTTGTAAAAAACTCTACTATCAATAGCGTGAATAATAGCAAGTCCATCACCAGGAGCACGAGCACTTTCATATGAAACAACTAGGTCACCAGCAGTTTCACTAAATCCAGTAACATCACCAAGCACTTCTTCATTAGCACCAGTATTAGCATCACAAACATAAAGTCTATCACCAACTTCAAAAGGGTTGTTTTCAGCAGTGATTTTTAAGTTACAACTAGCACGAGCAACATTTCTTTTATCATCATCAACTGCTTTTGCTGTTTTAAGTAACACTTGACCAGTAGCAATATCTTTTTGTCCTTCTTCACCAAAAGTATCTAAATACCTATGACTTCTAGAAATATCTTCTGTATCAATAACAATTCTCATACCATTCATAGCAGACACTGGAAGGATATTTCCTTGTTTCCAAATACCACTATTAAGTGGAAGCATTACAGTTGGTGAATTAGCACTTCTAGCACTAGTATCTGGAGCAGTTCCAGTTGAACCACCTGCAGGGTCTGCTTTAGCAGCATAATATAAAGTCTTTTCATTAGCAGTATCACCATTAGAATTTTGGACACCATTGAAAAGTTCCCTTTTGTGAGTGGTAGAAGGAGTTTCAGTGTAATGTTTTAAAAGACTAAAATTAGCATTGTAATCTTCATTGAATTCTAAAGTTGCTTGGTTATTACCATCTCTATAAAGAATATTACGAATCAAAGCATGTCCCCCACCTGCATTAGGGTCTGGCACTAGTTGTCCCTTAGCGTTCTTGTGTGTTAAATTAAATTTGAGATAAGTTTGATTAGGGTCAATAAATCCAACAAATGAAGGAACAGATATACGTATTTGGTCATTCTGTCCTACACTAGAAACCACTTCTGGTTTAATAGCAACAGATTTACTTGGAATATAAGCGTTTGGTTGATTTGCCTTGAACATAGTTAAATTATATAACTAGATGAGATATATTATTTTGAAATTTTTTTTAATACATAATATAATTTAAAAGATATAATGTATCATTCAAGATAATCAACACAAGTAGCAATAATATTATGTTCTGTGTATTGTGATAAGTAATCTCTCAAACCTTCAATTAATATTCCTATTTCTAAAACTGGTTCTTCTGTGTTTGAATACATCATGTCAATCATTCTTACTACTCCATAACAAGAAATCAATTCTTTTTTAATTTCCATATTATCTTCTTTTAATTGTTCTAGTTCCTTTTCTCGTTTATCATTCAATTCTTTTAATTGGTCCATAGCTTCTAAATACATTCCATCATTCATTTTATATATTTTATATATTTTCAACTAGATATATATAATAGTAATATATTTAAATTCAATAAAAAATAATAAAAACAATAATTAAAAAGCAGAAAAGGAAGCAGAAACTTCACTTGCACTATCGATAGAAGGAAGTCCCATTGAATATTTTTGTGTCAATTGTGTTGGAGCAGTAGGAATAGATATTCCCTGAGCACTAGAAATTTGTGGAGCAAACTTTTTCTTATGTTTGAAAAGATGAGCAAATGCTTTACCAATTGAAACTAAACCAGTTATACCCAAAGCAACTTCACCAAGAATAGGAATACCACCAGCAACACTATCAAACAATCCAACTGCTTCATCTTCACCAACTTTTTTACCAACAGCTTCTTCAGTTGCTTTAGCAGTTGCTTTCCCAAATAGTTTCTGTTTAGCAGCTTGAGCAAAATCTCCTACTTTACCCAATCCACTTTTTAATGTATCTAAAGCATCACTACCAATTTTACCAACTCTACTTGCAAATTCACTAACACTTGATTCAATACCACTGCTTAAACCTGCTTCACCACCTGCTTCACCACCTGCTGCTAATAATGGTTCATCTGTAACAGGATTTGTTAAAGTAGCAGAAGAACTACTTGGAAGTTCCCTTATGCCTTGCAATCTTGCTCTCATATCACCAACCCAATTATCCACTTCACCACCTACTTCACGCTCCACGTCAGCGCCAGCAGATGCTCCACCACCACTAGAAATATCACCAGTAGCAGAAGTTTCTTCTTCTTCAAACCCTTCAAATTTTTCTTCATCTTCATCTAATCCATCAGGATCTTTGTCATCTTCTTCTTCACCACCCTTTTTTTTTAAATCATCTAATGCTTTCTTTCCACTTTGAAATTTCTTATATAATCCTTTTACTTTTTTATAACCCTTAGAAATTACTTCAACACCGAGAACACCTGCTAATTCTTCATCACCCTTCTCTTTGATAGTATCCCATTTATCCGTATATTCTTTTGCTTTTCCTGCTGCTTGAGCAGATGCTCTAGAAAACAAAGTTGATTCAACGTCATCTAAACTCTCAATAGGAGCATCTTGTGATTGCTTTATTAAATCACTAATTCTTGAGACATTGTCACCATAGTCACCCATTTTGTATTTTATAATAATACATAATATATTTAATAATAAAATTTTTAAAAATTAATAACCAAACATAGAACTAAATTCACCATAATCATTTTCTTTATGTTCTAAAACTGTTGTATTAGTAATATTACTATAATCAGGAACAGAATGTTTTTGATTAGAGCGTTCTCTACTTTCTTTTTCAATTTTCTTTCTAATTCGTGCTTCAATTAATTCTTCTTGTTTCCTTACTTTTTCTTGCTCTTTCTGCTTTTGACGTTCTAATGCTTCAACCATCTTCTCAAATCTATCCATATGTTTAATCCATTTATCAAATTCTTTTTTATCCATATCTAAAATCTCTTCATCTGTTTTAATTGGTGCTTCTACTTTATTTTCAACCTTACTTACTATATCTGTTTTTTCTAATTTCTTTTCAATCTGTATTTGTTTTTTATTTGCTTTACGTAATCTCATTTTTTCTAAGTGTGCTTTTTGTTTCTCACTAAGTGGTTTTTTTGCTTTGATTTTCTTGACTGGTGCTTCTTCAACTGGTGCTTCTGGTTCTTCAACTGGTGCTTCTGCTTCTACTTGCGGTGGTGGTGGTTTAAATGCAGGTTGTCTTTTAGGGGTCTGAATAAAAGGATTATCATCCAAATTCTCAGGAGCAGGTGCTAAATCAGCATTTATAATTGCTAAATCATCATTCAAATCACCTTCAGTCACTTCTTCAAATTCCAAAAACTTTACAACCATTTTATTTTGCTTATAATCTTAAAATAGAAATTAATTTTTCTATTTTTCTCTAACATTTATGATATTGAGAATGTTCCCGTTTTGAGAACATTGCTATATTAGACAGTTTAACCTAAACTGTTTAGTAGTATTGGACAGTATAAGATAAAATATATCAATGTTCCCGTTTTGCTGTTTTTATATATATATATTAATATCAAAAACGAGAACATTTCACAAATCAGCAAGACTATCTCCATCGGTTTCGTCATTTTCAGCATCATCAACCTTTTTAACTGTTGGTTCTAGCATCTTTTTATTTTTAGTATAAGTAACTGGTGCTTCATATAACAGTTTAGAAAAATTAGAATATGCTTTTGGTTTGTTACCAGTTCCAGTAAATCCATACAAATCAAGATACAAAAAACCATAAGGAATACTTGTTGCTTGTGCAAAGATATCTTTGAATTTTTCAACACCATATACACCACCATATTCTTCACTTAATGCTTCAACTTGTTTCATATTTGAATTTTGTGAAAGAATAACATAATTTACAGATGCTCTTACAACTGGTGGAACATATTTTAGCATTTGTGTATTATATAATAGTAATCCTATATTATGATGTCGGTAACTTGTAGCAATTTTAAACATTAATGAATTCTTATTAACATTTGGAAAAGCAATAAAGTCATCAAATATTAAAGCAATCTTTGGTCTTTGTGCTTTTGGTATTCTATCTTGATAATCTATAATGCTTTGTAAGTGACCATCAGAATATTCAGAATAAATAGTTTCACCAAATTCATCATATAAAAATCTAGCTGTCTCATCTCCATTACTCATTGTTGAAGAATATATATAAACTGCATCAAATTTCCCTTGATAGAAATTAGGATTTTGTAGGTAATTTACACATCTTAAAGTTTTTCCAGAACGTGGTTTTGCTATATCAATCATACACGCTCCTTTATTTACATCTGGAAGTGTTGGATGGTGTTTAATCTTTTTATCACTAGGAGCAGGTTTCACTGGTAGAATTGTTAAGTCATCAATATATTCATCTAGCATCTTTAATATAATAATATTGTATATTTTTTTTTAGTGTTTTATTCTTATTTTTAAAATGTTATTGAATTATATACTAGATTATAATTAATTAAATATGTTAAAACAAAAAATTGAGAAGGATGTTAAGTGGGGTTTGAAAAAAGAGCAACACGTTTTACCGCTATTACAAAGTAAAATAAAAGATGTAAGAAAGACAGAAGATAAATATGATTGTTTTGATTTTAGAAGTGATGAATTGAAAATTGATTTAGAATTAAAAAGTAGAAATATATACAAAGGACAATATGAAACTATCTTCTTTGGTTTGAATAAACTGGAAGAAGGACGAACTAGGAGAGCAAACGGAACTTCATTGAGAACAATTTATTTATTCCGTTTTAAGAAAAAAAAGAATCCATCAAAACATGTTGTGTATTTCTGGGAAGATGATGGTATATTTGGTAAAACAACAATGAATGGTAATTTAGCAAATGGTGAGAAGAGAAAAGAACTTGTAGATTTACCTTGTAGTTTATTAAAACCTTTAAAATTATTATCTGTAGAATAATTATATATAATGGTTAAAGTAGGGAAATACAATTATGAGAAATCAACACGAAAAGGAAAGAAATTGATGGTTACAGTTAAACAAAGTGATGGAAAACAAAAAACAATACACTTTGGAAGTGCAGCAATGGAACATTTCAAAGATAAGACTGGTATTTGGAAAAGTAAAGATCATTTAGATAAAGATAGAAGGAAAAATTACAAATCAAGAAGTAGTGGAATTAAAAACAAAAAAGGGGAATTAACTTATACGGACCCTAACACAGCAAACTATCACAGTTATAACGTTTTGTGGTGACTAAAAATATACTGGTATAGCGTTCCAAACATTCCATAGTATCCATTTAATAATAAGATACATTTCATATATTGCTTTTTCTTTAGTTGGAAAATCTTCCATTTTTTTTATCTTTTAATATATTATATAATGTCAAAATATTTCGAAGAAATTCAACTAGAACAATATTTAAAAAAACAATCCAAACCAACTATTGAATCTAAACTTGATTATATAATATGTAAAATAGATTTAATTGAAAAATTATTAAAAAAAGTTAAATAATTATATCTAGTCACTTTTTACTATATTTCTCCTGCATTGAGACACTATGCATCATCAAATCAGCAGTCTTTTCTTTACTATCATTAACTGATACTGGATGCTTCTCACTAATATAAACGTGTCTTAATAAATTCAATGTAACCTTTTTACCAGTAGGTTTAAAAGTTTTAGTAATATATTTAGATAATTGGTTACTGTTCATTGGTTTATCTCTACTATCAACAAGCAAGTGACCACTATCATTGAATTTTAACCATATATTTAAAACACTATTTAATATTCTTCCAACAGGTATTTTTTTAATACCATGTGCTTTTTTACTTTTATATTCTCCAAAATGAAAGAATTTCTTTGTTCTTGATTTTACAACTAGATAATTATTACTCTCTAAATCATCTTCTTTTAATTTTTCGTAATCACTATTCTTAACAACAAGAGATCCGCCGTAGTCCAACCGAATAGGGGCGTTTTCATCAGAACCAATATACAGATTAGCAACTACCCACATTTGGAGAATATCCATTTGTTTTTTAGTAATAGTTTCTTTTTTAAATACATCTCTATCAATTAAGTCTCTTTTGTAACCATTCATTACTTTCTTAAGATCTTTTAATGTAACCCAGTTTTCTTTTTGATTTTCTGTTTTTTCATTCTTTTCTAACTCCTTCATAACTTCTTTGTTTAATTCATCTAAATATTCTCTGTATTCCTTTAAATCTTTATCATATCTTTTCTTATCGTTCATTGCATCTAAACCAACAATTATTGCTGATAAGTAGTTTTTTTGTGTATTCACTTTCAAATCTTTAATACTTTCTAGTACTTTTTTTTCATCTTTTAAAAAGTCTAATGGGTGTTGCTTATCAAAGTTATAATTGTTTTTAATAGCATTATGGACTTTATTTAATGAAATAACATATGCTCTTAAACTATTTGCTTTGATGTTTCTAGCATCATCAATTGCTTGTTTGACTTTTTCCATTTTATATATAACTAGATAATATTTTAATTTTGGTTTTATTACACATTTAATTAAAATAAAAATGTTATACTATATTATATAATGTCTAATATTTCAGAATTAAAAAACAGTTTAAGAATAAGAAAGAATATATTATATAATAAACTGTCTAATACTATAATGTCTAAACATCCTTTTAATTGCTCAAAGTGTGGTAAAGGTTCCTATATTCAATTGTGTGTCACTTGTATCAATGCTGATAATATGATTGAAAGAAGTATTCTAGCGGAACATAACGGTATTATTGTTGATAAAACAAAGACTTTTGAAGAACAAAACGAAGAAATTAAAAGTAAGGAAAAAATAATATTATCTAATAATAACATAATGAATATTGCTGATGTAATTAAGATTAAGTTGAAACACCCTAATTTAGGTAAGCATTCAAAAGAACCTATTGATAATTGGTTAGAGAAAAAAAACCAGAACAGTAATTACAAAGCAAATTCAGAATATAATATTGGTATTGTATGTAACAAAATTAGCGGTGTATTTGGAGTAGATTTAGACTTCTACAGCAAAATTGATAAAGATGGAAATATTGATGAATATGACCCTATTAATAATAAAAAACATAAACAATTCATTGATTTATTTGGTAAAGATTATATTGAAACATTTGATACATTCACACAAAAAACCGCAAATGGTGGTATTCATTTATTATTTAGACACGAAGAAGGATTAATACAACTTCAAAGCAAAGGATATAAAATAGATACTCGTGGTGGTAATACAAATGGATATTTAGTAGGTTTTAATTCTATTGTAAATGGTAAGAAATATGAAGTAATCTTACACAAGGATATTAAACCACTCCCAAAAAAGTTGAAAGACTTTCTCTTAAATATTGTTGCTAAAGATTGTGGTGTAGAAATAAAACAACCTAAAAACAATAAAAAGATAGATAAATTAATTAAAAGTGTAAAACATTTTGATATAGACCAACAACACAAATTTAATTTAACAGACACTGATATTAGAAAAATTTGTGATAATTTACCTGATAAATATTTTTTACAATTTGAATATTGGATGAAATTTACAAGTGGTATGAAACAAATAGGAAAAAAAGATATTTGGCGTGAATATAGTAAAAAATGGTTTATGACTTTTGATGCAAAAGAAAATGAAGAATATTGGAACAAATTTAAAAACAATAATGTTCAGTGTTTGTATTTTGAACATCTAGTTGTTAATTCTGGATTCAAAGATTTAATTAATCTAACAAAATATAAACCCCTTCCTGATAAAAAATCAAAACCTGATACAATAATTGATATGGAATATTTAACTGGTGAATATATAATTGATGAATACAAACCCTTTTCAGAAAGAAAAGAATATTCTTATTTATTAAGAGACAATGTTGAAAAACTAAATTTTATAATCAATGGTGTAAAACGATATGAAATGTCTGATTTAAAATTCCTATATAATTTTGATGATGTTAGAAGTAAATTAGAAGTGTTTTTACCAAAACAAAAACAATATGATACATATAAATATATTTTAAAATTATTGAAAAATAAAAGATATGAAGATGATAAAGATAGAACAGAAGCAATAGTGAAATATGAAACTTTTAAATATAATAATAATAGATATATTAACGGATTTGATTATGATGATTATGATGACATTATACTACAATCAGATACTGGAACAGCAAAGTCTTCTAGTTTCAAACAGTATATGATTAAAACTGGTCAAAAATTTGTAAGTATTGTTTCACGAATTTCATTGGCCCAAGAACAACATGCAGACTTTGAAAAAGAAATTGAAGATGTTGATATTTATACTAATGAAATTGATAATACTAATAAAGGTTTAATTATTTGTATTGATAGTATTATGAAAATAAAGGGATGGTCTTATTCTCACGAAGGAAAGGAAATAGAATTAAAAAATCGTGTAGTGTTCCTAGATGAATTTAATTCATTAATTGAATATTGTTTAGAAAGTTCTACAATGAATAATAAAAGAATTGAAGTATTTGAGTTTCTAGTTAATGATATATTTTTAAAAGCAAAGAAAATTATTTGTTCTGATGCTGATATTAGTGATATTAGTATTAAGTTTATTGAATATATTAAAGAGTTAAGAAAATTTACAAACTCAAATACTTTTACATACATTCAAAATAAACATATTCATAATAAGGGAACACCTGCTACACAAATTGTAAGCAAAAGGGAATTAATAAAACAATTAAACAAAGAAAAAACGTTTATATGTGCTACAGATAGTAGAAATGAAGCAAAAGATATTTATGAACAATTAATTAAATTAAATCCAACAGAAGAAATCAAATTAATTGTTGCTAGACAAGATATAAGAAAAGGTTCAGAAACACATATAGATTTGAAATCACACGCTAAAATTATCTTCAGTCCTAAAATAGTATATGGTAATGATAGTAATGGATATTTAGGAATTCATAAAAGACCGGTTTATTGCTATTATACAGAACAAACAATATCACCAACTGCAATGTTACAACAAATAAACAGAGAACGTAAAATATCTCATTTATATTATTGTTTTGCTAAGCAACAATCAATTCATAGTAAAATTACATCATCAAAACAAGTTCTTAATGAAATTGAAACAACACAACTTACAGCATTAAATACTATCATTGAAACCCCAACATATTCTGATGAATTATTAAAAATGTTTATTGATTTATCTGTAGATTTAAGAATTAAAAAAGATGCTTATAATACTAATAAGTTTGTTCATTTTAAAGTTCTTTTACCACAAAGGGGTTTTAATGATACTAGAAATGGAATAAATAAAACTTGGAATCAAAGTAAGAAAGA